TTTGAAGGTGCTTATGTTAAAGAAGTTCAAGTAGGATTACATGATTATATCGCCAGCTTTGACCTAAATTCACTCTACCCCCACCTCATGATGCAGTATAACATTTCACCAGAAACTCTTATTGAACCACAAGATTATTCTGATGAGATGCGTAAGATTTTATCTGAAGGTGTTACAGTAGATAAGTTGTTAAAGAAAGAAGTTATTACAGATGGACTAGTAACTGCAACATTGACACCAAACGGACAATTCTTCCGTACTGACATCAAAGGTTTCTTACCTACAATGATGGAAGAAATGTATACTGACAGAAGTAAGTTCAAGAAGATGATGTTGACAGCAAAACAAGAGTATGAAAATGTGTTAACCGAATTGGAGAAAAGAGGTTTATAAGAGCATTCGGGTATAAATACTTTTGGAAAAGGAGTATATGTATGAAACACTTTATTTACAAAACAACCAATAAAATTAATAAAAAATATTATTATGGAGCTCACTCCACAAAAAAAGAAAAAGATGATTATTTGGGTTCAGGAATAGCATTAAATGATGCTATAAAAAAATACGGTAAACATAATTTTATTCGTGAAATAATTTGTTATTGTTCTTCATTAGAAGAATTGTATAGTTTAGAAGAAAAAATAATATCTGAACATTTAGGTAATAAAATGTGTTACAACTTAAAACCTGGAGGCAAAGGTGGTTGGTATAATGTTAATAGTTCAGACACACATAAAGGTCAAAATAATGTAATGAATCGTTGTCCTGAGATTAAAAAGCAAGTTATTGAAAACGGTAAAAAAACTAGATTGACAAACAAAGAATATTATGATAATATATCCAGAATAAATGGAAAAAAAGCAAAAGAAAAATGCTCAGGTGTAAAATGTCCATCAAAAGGCGATAGTGAACGAACTAAAAAACAATGGCAAGAAAATTATGATAAAATGAGAAATTCATTATCTAACTATTTTTTGGTTATATCTCCTACAGGAGAAGAATATAAAACAAATCGTTTAGAAGAATTATGCAATCAAAAAAAATTGACCTATACATCTGTATGGAATACATCAAGAACAAATAAACCTGTAAAGAAAGGCAAAAGTAAAGGTTGGTTATGCAAAAAAATCTCTTAACTTTAACAAATGAGGAGCTGCAAGAGTATCGTAGGGAATTGGAGAAGAACATTGCTAAGTATAATAATATACAATTAGCTAAAAAAGTGTCCTTAAACTCCGCCTACGGTGCTCTTGGTTAGTTAGGTTCTCAATATTTCCGCTTCTATGATTTACGTATGGCTCTTGGCGTTACTACTGCGGGTCAGTTGTCAATTCGTTGGATAGAAGCAAAATTAAACCAATACATGAATAAGGTATTAGAAACAAAAGATGTTGACTACGTTATTGCGAGTGATACTGATTCGATTTATCTTCGTCTTGGAGAATTGGTTAATCGTGTCTACAACAAGGGAATACCTAATACAAACGATGTTATCAAATTCATGGATAAAGTCTGTGATGATAAACTCCAACCGTATATTGATAAGTGTTACCAGGAACTCGCTGATTATGTTAAGGCGCCTGTACAGAAAATGCAGATGAAACGTGAAGGTTTGTCCAACAAAGGAATCTGGACTGCCAAGAAACGATACATTCTTAACGTATATAACAATGAAGGTGTACAATACAAAGAACCAGAAATGAAGGTTATGGGTCTTGAGATGGTTAAATCATCCACACCATTCGTCATTCGTACCAAGATGAAAGAAGCAATTAAGATTATGATTAACGGTACAGAAAACGATATGCATAATTTTATTGCTGATTTCAGAGAAGAATTTAAAAACTTACCGCCAGAAGAAATATCTTCACCAAGAGGCTGTAATGGATTAGCTAAATATACGGACGCAGCATCATTATATAAATTGGGTACACCAATTCATGTAAAAGGTGCTATACTGTATAATCATTATCTCAATAAAATGGATTTAACCAAGAAGTATCCATTGATTCAAGAAGGTGAGAAGTTAAAGTATAGTTATTTGAAAATGCCAAACCCATTCAAAGATACCGTGATATCATTTCCGGCAAGATTACCTAAAGAGTTTGACTTACACAAATATATTGATTATGATATGCAGTTCGATAAATGTTTTTTAGAACCTATTAAAGTTATCCTAGATTGTATCAAATGGAAAACAGAGAAGGTAAGTTCACTTGAAGATTTTTTTAATTAAAGGAATATTATGAGTATATTAGATAAAATCAAAAAGAATAGTAGTATTAAAGAGTCTGCTATTCTATCCAAATCAAAGTTCTTCACAAGCAAGGACATGATTCCAACACCAGTACCAATCATCAATGTGGCCTTATCAGGTCAACTGGATGGCGGTTTAACACCAGGTCTTACAATGTGGGCAGGCCCATCAAAACACTTTAAGACTGCCTTTTCACTTTTGATGGCAAAATCTTATCTGGACAAATATGAAGATGCGGCTCTTTTATTTTACGATTCTGAGTTTGGTACACCTCAGTCCTATTTCGATTCTTTTGGAATTGATACTGATAGGGTGCTTCATACTCCTCTTACTGACATTGAACAGTTGAAGGCTGATGTAATGCAGCAAATTACAAATGTTGAACGTGGTGATAGATTAATTATTGTTATTGATTCAATTGGTAATCTAGCATCAAAGAAAGAAGTTGATGATGCACTTGAAGGTAAATCAGTTGCTGATATGACAAGAGCCAAAGCAGTTAAATCATTGTTCAGAATGGTTACACCACACTTATCTCTTAAAGATATTCCAATGATTGTTGTTAATCATACTTACAAAGAAATTGGAATGTTCCCTAAGGATATCGTTGGTGGTGGTACAGGTTCTTATTATTCTGCTGATAATATTTTTATTATTGGTCGTCAGCAAGAAAAAGAAGGCACAGAAGTTGTAGGTTATAATTTTATTATTAATGTGGAGAAATCAAGATATGTTAAAGAAAAATCTAAAATTCCTGTTACCGTTAAGCACGATGGCGGTATCTCTCGTTGGTCTGGTTTGCTTGACCTCGCTCTTGAATCTGGACACGTGGTCAAACCAACGAACGGATGGTATTCTAAGGTCGACCAAGGTACTGGTGAAATAGAAGAAAAGAAATACCGTATTAAAGAAACCGACACTAAAGATTTTTGGTTGCCAATTATTACAAGCGAAAGCTTCCGTGAATATGTTCGTGGTAAATATCAAATTGCTACAGGAGATATTTTACATGAGGAAGTAGAGGAGATGGTAGATGATTGAAGGTATTGATTACTGTTTTATTTACCCTAAGAATGACAAAGAATCGGTTAATATCAAACTCTTAGAAGGTGAATATAAAGATACCATATTCAAATATGGTAAAGTTAAATTTGAGGAAAAGAATGATGAAATGCATTTACTTTTCGCCTATGATGTGTTAGAATCTACCATAGACAAGCCTAGAAAGCTTGAAAAGAACGAAGATTTTAAAAACTACATTGGCAATTTATTGGTCGAACTTATGTCGGCAAACATTGAAACAGAAATAGTAGATGAAAACATTAGCTGAATATCATGAATCCATTTTTCGGCCTGACACTTATGGTTTCGGAACAGGCAAAGTAATGGCTGGAGTTTTATGTAATAAATGTAAAGTAGAACTTTATTATCAAAATCCTAACATGGTTCTCGCTTCTATTCCCCCAAAACGAACAGTAGTTTGTCCGGAATGTCATGATATGTCCTACAAGATTGAAGGATAAGTTTACAATTATCAAAGTGCCATTGTTTCATTTGTGGTAAGCCACCCATTTTACTACAATGAGGACATTTAATTTTTTGTTTTGGTTTTCCAATTTTAGATTTTGATATATTTTGTTTGTGTTCTTCAGTTAAAGGTGAAACAAGATTAATTCTAGGTTTTCTTAACAATTGTTTTCTTTCTTCACTAAGCAATCTACCTTTAAGTGCTTTACCTAATTGATTACCTTTCATTATAATGCTTCGTTGTTTCTTTTCTTCATCAGACTGTTTTCTGGTCAAACCAAAAACACCTTCACCTCCAAGAGTTGAATTGTATCCATTAACAAAAGTATCATATTCTTGAATAAAATGTGGTTCCATTATTTTTAAGGTATGTTCTCGGTCTTTTGACTGATATATTAGTGTCCATTCAAAATTATCCCAACCATATTTGCGAATGGCATTATAGAATTTATAATTAACCTTTTTATGGTTGGATTTATGGACTATTTGCCTTTTTGGCCATTTGGAATCAAAGCCAATATAAACTTTACCATTAATGGTATTTGTGGCTTTATAGATTGAATATATACTTGACATGAGCTGTGTCCTTATGTTAAACTGTTATGACATAGAGTAGGTGGGTATTCCAGTACCGTGACCTACACCTTTATTTATAATGGAAAGATATGAAATTAGAGCAAGCCATATTAAAAAACCTAGTCTATAATGAGGACTATTTAAGAAAAGTATTACCATTTATTAAAGAAGATTATTTCTCTGACAGAACAGAGAGGACACTATTCAATGAGATTACACAATTCACGCAAACTTATAATAATGCGCCGGAGATTACAGCACTTAGTATTGCCGTCAAAGAAAAGAATAATCTCACAGATGAAGAAGTTCAGAAGTGTGAGGACTATCTCGAAGAAATGCGAAAAGATAGCAACTCAAAAACCGAGATTCAATGGATTGTTGACAAAACCGAGAAGTGGTGTCAAGAGAAAGCCATTTACAACGCAGTATTGGGGTCTATTTCTATTCTCGATGGCAAAGACAAAACAAAAGACAAGGGTTCGATTCCCAAAATATTATCGGATGCTCTAGCAATAAGCTTCGATACAACCGTAGGACATGATTACTTAGAGGACTCAGATGAACGATACGACTTTTATCACCGTAGGGAAGAAAGAATTCCCTTTGATTTGGACTGTTTTAACAAAATCACAAAAGGTGGACTCCCAGCGAAAACGCTTAATATTGCTTTGGCTGGCACGGGTGTTGGTAAATCTCTCTTTATGTGCCATGTCGCTGCAGGATGTATGGTGCAAGGCAAAAATGTTTTGTACATCACCATGGAGATGGCTGAAGAAAAGATTGCTGAAAGAATAGA